CAGCGCGAAGCTGGGGCTCCAGTATCTCCCACACCGGGTCCTTAAAGGGGACCAAGCAGTACCGCTACCTACTCAATTTCATGAGAAAAGAGGTGGTAGCGCTCATCGGAGAAGACGAAGGCTCGGTCGTCTAAGATGAGTTTGTCACGAAGTTCATCCATGTCGTAGAGTCCAATATCATACTTTGCCATGATGATTTCCAAAAACTCGTCATCGGACAAAACCAATGACTCCAAAGCGATAGCGTCGTAAATCTCTGGAACACTCCAGACAGACTGGCGGCTAAACCAGGTAAGATCACGACGATGCAAGGCCGTCAAAGGAACGCCGGTGAGGCGGAAGCGAAGGAGAAATGCATCACGAAGATAACCGATATGACGGAATTCATAAGCGTAGCTAAGGGCCTTGCCCGCCATGTACTGTGCATCACTAACATCAGAATTTCTATTAGCGCGAGCATTAAAACGACATAATGCTTTTCCGATGAGTGGCACCATACAATAGTCTAAACCCCTGCAAACAAAAAACCGGGACAAGAAGGTGAGATCGGCAAGAAACCTTGCCTCCCTGGCCTTAAGGGTCATGCCTGCTGACCAACAATGGCTGACCCACAAACGTGGAACTATTCCGGCTTTATGCACGCGAACGGCAATGTCATCTCCCAAGACGGCTACTTTTGATTTAGATATTCTATAACGCTTTGCAAAGGTGTACCACAAGCAGAAGTTCCAAATTGTGTTCCGGGAGGTGGTGTCAGTGCCTCCAGTGGCGAGCTGGTTTTTCAGGGTCGCACTGAGACCATAATCAAAACTAACCACCCGGAACTCTGCTGAGTTCGCCTTATAAAATCGTCTAAACCAAGCTGGGACTCCACCACAACGCAACCAGTGCCCAAAAATTTCATGAACATCCTTTCTCTGGCTCCGGTCGTTCGCACTAAAATCACCCTCGAAGTAACGGTCACCACCAGATAAAAATCCGGCGATTTCGGTATCCTTCTTGGAGTAAGCCATGCAAACACCCTCAACGAAAGGGTCAGAAAACTCGTCCAACGCGGTACAAAGCCTATGATTAAATTCATCCATGATAGGCCCGGTAAGGACGTTATACTCGTCCGAACCGACATAAATAACCCGCGGAGCCCAAGATGGGTCATTCCGTTTAAGGAGCACTTCTCCCTTCACCAAAAGCGACTTGGTGTTAAGGGAGCGGAAGTCCACATCGTGAAGATTGAGAAATGCGCGCGACATACGGTCTTGTTTTTCGGAATCAAACTTAGACAACCAACGTTCGTAAATGTCGCGGCTCCAATCAAATGGTTCAACCTTCGGGAAGACGCGGCCGGCTAAAACCTTGGCCGGCTTGGCGATTGCTGGATCAACAGCTTTGTCATCATGATAATTACAGCGCTTGCCGAAAGCAGCAACCATACTGTGCATATCATTGCCCGTGACAACTGGTA